TCTCCGTCATCAAGTGCTTCAGAAACGTCCGCATCAAAGGGAATGTCCAAGGAAGGCTTACCTTTCTTATTGAACACCTGCCAATACTCTACTCCTTCGAAGGACCAAATGTGGGCATACCACGTAGTATCTGGGTTGTAGTAGGAGCATGTTGATTTGGTCCATCCTTCGCCGATGGTTTTGATTCCATTTCGTTTGAAGCTGACGCCATTGAAAGTTCGCTTGGACACAGTTGGGAGTCTGAACACGTCGTAGTTCTGTACTTCCGAAGGAAATGCAGGCAACTCTGGTAATTCCTCAAAGCTTGACATGATTGCAGTATCTGGTAACACAATGGACATACTTGCAACTTTGCCCATTTCTGCGTTAATGCAAAGGACTTGACGTAATTCGTAGCAATTGAGTTTAGCAAACGGTACCACTCTGTCACTGGGGTCACGAGACTTAGGTAGTGCAAATCCGCTCCTGCCTGATCTCTGAACTCCTGAGTCGTCTCCTCTAGATCCGGGTTTGGCTTTGGATACCATTGCGATAAGGTTAGAATAAGCCTTGTCAGAAACCTCGGGCTTGGAAGGCCCGTTAACCCTGGTGGAGAGGTTTCCAACACCTCCAGGATAGTTCCTAGCAGTGAGCAACAGCTCCCAGGTGGGAACGTGATCAGGCCCGCTTCTCTTCCACTGTTCGTTAATTTCCTTAGCAGGATCTCTTCCGTGTGCAATGTACTTCTCGAAGATATTGCTTTTAGCTGACATTTTACAATCTGACTTGTTATGGGTTCTTCTAAGTTTTGCGCCGTTCTTGGTAGCTGGTGGATCGTTCAAATGACCGTGACCCACTATGTCTTCAACGAGATATTCTCTCAATGGGAGTTTGACCTTTGCCATCCAATAGGCCATGTCTGAATAGGAATCTATGGTTTCAAGCCAATACCTAGCAAAATCTAGGTTGCAACCGAACCAAGATGAGACTATCCTGCAGCAGGCATTGATGTCTTTGCGAATCGGGTAATTAGTTACTTCTTGGCTGGCTCTCCATTCTTCCCATTTGAAAGAGTTCTCGATGATATCCTGGTACTTCTTATTCATTATTTTCATTGTAGCTACTAGTGGGTTATAAACGTACCAACCATCTCCTATCAAAAAATTGCAAAATTCTAAAATAGATTCATGATAAGTGATCTTAAGATCCTCCTTGTAAATAGTCTTAAAGAAGGTCTGGTCAATCTTCACGGTGGAGTTTCTGCACTTCAGTCCGGAATCATCGCCCTTGAAGATACCAGCCAAAATTTCCCGTTTTTCAAAAAGCATACAAACGAGAAACATCATAACTATGATATTACCACTCATGGTGTCTGGGTAACCAGAAGGACGCCCATCACCCCAGTGGCTTTGAAAAAACTGGGTGAAGAGCTTCCCGCCACTCCGATAATTGTAGTAATCCTTTAGAGTTGATGTGTCGCCGCAAAAGAAATACCATAAGGCAGCTTCAATTATCTGTGTGATCAGAGTTTGGCTAGCGTCAAATTCAGTAGCATCTCCCATGAGAATGCTCTTAAAATTTGGGTCAGTAGAGTTCCACCATTCAGCCACTTCCTTGTCCGACATGCCATCGGCCCATTTGAAATTCTCCTTAAGGCAACTGGTGAGGAGATATCGCATTGTTCTGAACAATACACTGAAGCACACATTGATGATTTTCTCTCCTGCAGCTATGGGTTGACCCCCCTTCTGTTTGAAAGCGGCTTCAAACCCTTTAGCTTTGATTTGCTGCTTTAGGTGGCCTCTAACTATGTTCATAACGCCTTGAAGAGTCTGCTTAGCATCATTGGAGTTCATTTTCATGACCTCGACATAGTGATTCCAAGCGTCAGTCGTTGCTTCGTCGAAAACCTCCGAGTTAAGTAGGGCAGCCCATTTATCCTTGTCTATGAACATTTCCATGAACCTGTCAACTACCATTGGAGCAGCCTTGATACCATCATTTTTGTTCTTGTAGAACTTCTTCTGATGCTCATGGGCTTTCTTCATGTTCTTCAGCCTACCAACGAAAGTGTTGAGGGTTTGCCAAAATGAGGCTGCCTGATGGTTTTTCCCCGCTAAGCTCTCTGTGATATAAGTATTACCGAAACGTTTGATCTCCAATTTATGCATGTAAATTTTCATTGAAACCATTTCGTCAGGTGAGAACTCATAAGCTTCTCGGAAGTTGTTCACTGATTGGGGGTTCTCTAGAGAACAAGTCTGCAGATCAGCGAAATCAAAATCAAT